TGTCAATGATGGAAGACTTCTGGATTCCACGTCGCGGTGAAGGTAAGTCAACAGAGATTACTACGCTACCAGCTGGTGAAAATCTTGGTGAACTTGCTGATGTTAAGTATTTTGAACAGAAACTTTACAAGTCATTGAATGTTCCTGTTTCAAGACTAGAATCTACTACAGGATTTACACTTGGCAGATCTACAGAAGTAACACGCGATGAATTGAAGTTTATGAAGTTTATCGAACGACTTCGTGACAAATTTTCATTAATGTTTGATGAACTTATGGAGCGTCAACTTGCATTAAAGGGCATTTGTTCGGTAGACGAATGGCATGAATTTAAAGAAAAGATACACTACGACTTCTTAAAGGATAACAATTTTGCAGAACTAAAGGCATCTGAACTATTAGCAAACAGATTGCAGGTTATGCAACAGATCGATCCATATGTTGGTGTATATTTCTCGAAGGATTGGATCCGCAAGAAAGTATTGAACATGAATGAAGAAGAGATTGAAGAAATTGCAAAACAGATGGAAATAGAAAAAGCAGAAGAACCTGAACCTGTTGAGGTTGGTGCTGCACCTGGTGTTGCTAAACCACAACCAACAGCAGCGCCGCAAACAAATGATATTAATCAAATGTTTAAATCACAACTAACTAAATAATTGGAGATATTATGGATACCGTAGAATTAGTAAATTTAGCAATTGCTGGCGATAAAGATGCTCTAGAAACAGCATTCAATAACGCTATGGCTGCTAAAGTTACAGACGCTTTAGAAATTAAAAAAGTAGAACTCGCATCTAACCTATTAGGCAAAGAAGAAACCGATGAAACTACAGACGCTACGATCGAAGCTGACGGAACAGATGGATCAACAGACATCCAGCATGAACCAACAGCAGAAGAATCAGCAGACACAGAACAGAACTAACGCGCAGCGTATTGCTCAGTTAGTTAGAGCTGGTTTGATGCGAACCAGTGAGTTGCCTGCACTCAAACTTGCAATGGCGCGTCACGCTAAAGTTGGTGATGTTGCAAAACTACCAAAAAATCAACGCGATGTATTAAATCGTTACTATCAATCTACAGCATCAGCAGCTCTTGGTTCTCAGCAATCAACAGCTGCTGTTCGCCGTAATATTATGAATGGTTACGAAATTTCCCGCGACGATTATATTAGCGAAGCAACATTCAGCGATCCTCCTATGATGCTCATATTAAAGCGTCAAGGAATTAGAATTTTCCCTGACGGTAAGCGTGTTGCATTGTATAAGAACGAAAAGCTCGGGTTGTCATTTACAGTACCATATTCTTCAACTGGACCAGAACAAGAATTGACTAGCGTTTCTGAAGAAGTTGAAGATGTAATGGAAAGCCTTGATCAAGTTGCAAAATATGCTCAAGAAGAATCACCAAAGCAAACAGCTCGTCATATGAAATTTGATGATGGCTCTAAACTTAAAGTCAGTCATGGTGCAGCAAAAGCCATTCATATGGTCCATGGTGCATTAAACGACGAAAATAAAAAGAAGTTTGCTGAGATGCTTACGACGCCAAAGGGATTTGAAAAGGCAGCACATTTTTCCTTGAGCAAAGTAAACTTTTCGATTGGTGGCAAATGAGCAGCATCTTCTCAGCCATCAAGAATATTATTGTTGAGGCGGTAAAACGCAATCGTAATGTTGTGCGCATGGGTCGCACAAAACTTGTTCGTGCTCGTGTGCGTACAGTTAAAGGTAAGGTTACAGTGCAACGCAGAAAGAAGTTTTCTGCTGTAAAGGGTTATACAATTCGTGGTGGTAAAGTTACTCGTATGACTTCAGCTGAAAGACTAAAAAGAAGAATTTCGCAGCGTAAGGGTAAGATTAAGCGTAAAGCAAAAGCAGCAAGAGCATTAATCAAAAGAAAAAGATCAATGCGTCGTAGACAATCACTAGGATTAAAATAAATGAAACTAATCACAGAAACAATCGAATCAGTAAAGTTAATCACCGAAGAAAAGAACGGTGTGAAGACTCTTTACATTTCAGGTCCATTTCTTGTTGCAGAAACTAAGAATCGCAACGGTCGTGTGTACAAAACTGACACTCTTATGAAAGAGGTCAATCGTTACAACGAAGAGTATGTAACCAAGAACCGCGCATTCGGCGAATTGGGTCATCCAGATTCACCATCAATCAATCTAGACCGAGTATCACACTTAATCACTTCTTTAAAGCAAGAAGGTAATCAGTGGATCGGTAAGGCAAAAATTCTTGAAACACCAATGGGTAAGATTGCCAAGTCCCTTATGGAAGGCGGTGCAACTCTTGGTGTATCATCACGTGGCATGGGTTCACTTAAAGAAGTGAACGGTGTTAATGTGGTACAAGACGATTATTATCTAGCCACAGCGGCAGATATCGTAGCGGATCCGTCCGCACCAGGGGCTTTCGTTCAAGGTATTATGGAAAATAAAGAGTGGGTGTGGGATAACGGTAAGGTCAAAGAAATTGATGTTAACGCATATTATGAACAAATTAAGAACGCAAAGCAAAAACAAATTGACGAAATCTCATTGAAGATCTTTGAGAATTTTGTGTCAAAACTTTAAAATTTATAAATATATTTACTTCTTTAGGAGTTAACTAAAATGACAAAGTCTCTATCAGAATCTGCTGCTGAAATTCTCAAAGCATCACTTGCATCAGCAGGTAAGGAACCAGCCGCAAAACTACCAGGCGAGGAAGAAGACCTCGGTGGCGAAACAAACGAAGTGCCAGACGGTGGCGATGTTGGCAAAAAGGCATCAGCTAGCGTAAAGCAAGCAGCCAAGCCAGGACAGAGTGGCGCACCATCTGAGCCAATTAAGAAAATGGCTGCAGAAGAAACAGAAGAAACAGAAGAAGTTCTTGACGAAGAAGAAGAAGTCGTCGAGGATGAAGTTGAAATTTCTGAGGCAGAACTAGCAGAAGCCAAGAAGAAGATGAGAATGGACATGGTCGCCAAGCACAAAGGCTCAATGGCTGAAGATGTCAATGCTCTTTTCAATGGTGAATCACTTTCTGAAGAGTTCCGCGTCAAAGCAACAACTATCTTCGAAGCAGCTGTTCAGTCTCGCGTAGAAAAGATCGTTGAGGATGTTATTGCCGACAACGAATCAATTCTTGAAGAAGCAGTTGAAGGAATCAAGGCAGAGCTTGGAACACAAGTTGATGAGTATCTCAACTATGTTGTCGAGCGTTGGATGGAAGATAACGCAGTAGCAATTGAGTCTGGTTTGCGTTCAGAACTAACTGAAGACTTCATCAACGGTCTAAAGAATCTATTCGCAGAGCACTATATCGATCTTCCAGAAGAGAAGCTCGAAGTTGCTGAATCACTAGCAGAAAGAGTTGTTGAGTTGGAAGAAGCGTCAGCTGCTCGCGATGAGCAGTTCGTTGCTCTTTCAAAGGAACTCAACGAAGCCAAGAAAAACGAAGCAATTCGCAAGATTTGTGAAGGTCTAACCGAAGTACAAGTCGGCAAAATGAAATCGCTCGCAGAGGGCGTGGAGTTCACCACAGAGGGTGAGTTTAATAATAAGCTCGCAGTTATTCGCGAGAACTACTTCCCAACAAAGAAAATCGTGAGTGAGGTAAAGGTTTCTGAAGAGACGTCTACAGAACAACCTGAAGTAGTTGCTAATGGTATTATGAGTCATTATGTTAAGGCAATTTCCAAATCACTACCAAAGTGATATTTTTAACTTGAACGGAGAAATCTATCATGTATCTTAACGAAACACATGCAAAGAAGTGGGCTCCTGTTCTTGATCACCCAGAACTCCCAAAGATCAGCGATCCATACAAACGCGCTGTTACTGCCCTAGTTCTCGAGAACCAAGAAAAAGCCCTATACGAAGAAGCTGCCAATATGGGTCGCTTGTTTGAAGCAACGCCAATTAACGTCGCTCCAACATCACCATCTTCAGGCAACATCCAAGGCTTCGACCCAATCCTAATCGGATTAGTTCGTCGCGCACTTCCAAACCTTATGGCTTATGATATCTGTGGCGTGCAGCCAATGACAGGTCCAACAGGACTTATCTTCGCAATGCGCAGCAGATATTCAGCCCCAGATGGTACAGAAGCATTCTACAACGAAGCCAACACAGTATTCGCAGGAACAAACGGCAATGGTACAGTTGCAAACGCAATTGTCAACCTCAGCCAAAACGTCGCTGCAATGACAATGGCTAACACTGGTACTGGCGATACTACAGCAAACTTCGAAACGAAAGTCATGGCAAACATGGCATTCTCAATCGAAAGAGTGTCTGTAACAGCCAAGACACGTGGTCTACAGGCTTCCTACACAATGGAACTTGCACAAGACCTCAAGGCAATTCACGGTCTCGACGCAGAAACAGAATTGACAAACATCTTGTCAACTGAAATTCTTGCTGAAATCAACCGCGAAGTTGTCCGTACAGTCTACGCAACAGCCAATGTTGGTATCCTAGGCGCATCTTCAGCTGTCTTCAATCTATCAAGCAACACTGATACATCAGGTCGCTGGCAGGTTGAGAAGTACAAGAGCCTCCTATTCGCAATCGAGCGCGCAAGCAACAAGATCGCGAAGGATACACGTCGTGGTAAGGGCAACATGCTCATCGTTTCAACCGATGTTGCTTCAGCTCTTGCAATGACAGGTCTTCTTGACTACAACTCAGCACTATCAAACAACACCAACCTAGCTGTTGACGATACAGGCAATACCTTCGCAGGTACCCTATTCGGACGCATTAAGGTCTATGTTGATCCATATTCTGTATCAAACTCAGACTATGTCGTAGTTGGATACAAGGGTACATCACCATATGACGCTGGTCTGTTCTACTGCCCATACGTCCCACTACAGATGGTTCGTGCTATTGACCCTGACAACTACCAACCAAAGGTTGGATTCAAGACTCGCTACGGCATGGTCTCAAATCCATTCGCAGGTGGTGGAAACGCAGGACTGAGCGGTGCATTGACGACAGATACAAATGTCTACTACCGCAAGTTCGCTGTGTTGAATGTCAACCAGTAATATTATTGCCAATTTATAAAAATAATAAGGCAAGTGATATGGGGGGAGCAGCAATGCTCCCCCTTTTTTTATGCACTAAATAAGTAATCCTTCGGGGAATTCATATGACAGTACTAAACCGCAATCCAATTAACACAGATTTATTGCAAAGTACAAAGTTTCAGGTAAACTTTGGAAGGCTTCCTGGTGTTACATACTTTTGTAATAGTGCTAATCTGCCAGGATTGTCATTAACTGAAATCCCTATGCCTACACCATTCGTAGATTTGTATCTGCCTGGAGAAAAGGCAATCTACGACACATTTAACATTACATTTTTAGTCGATGAAGACTTGCGCGCATGGACAGAACTACATGATTGGATTAGGGGCGCGACATTCCCAACAAACTTCGAAGAGTATATTAATCTTGCAAGAACACAACCAAATGCAAATATTCGAAGCGCATACAATCGTCCACCAGTATATTCTGATGCCGCGCTAACAATCTATACAAACAAAAACAATGCAAATTTTAGAGTTAAGATGGTTGATGTTTTCCCAACAACAGTTGGCAGTTTGATGTTTTCTTCGGCTGATAGCGCTGAAAATATTATTACAGCAGATGCAACCTTTAGATTCTCTTACTATAACTATGAGAGAATTTGAGTAGTCCTTTCATCTACTACATAGTCTATTATATTCCATTGTAATTACAGTGTCAAATATTGTTGGGGTTGCTTTTATTGCAGGCTTATAGTACAATATATGATCCTAACACTTATGCCTTTATACTATGGAAACACCACCACTTGAAGAAATAATGCGACAGTGGGAAAAAGACAGTAATGTCGATTCGACTGAGCCTGGTAAAGAAATTCTTCGCATCCCACTTTTGCACAACAAGTATAACAAATACTTGTCATTACACACGCTATCTGCACGCAAGTGTTCCTTTGAATTTGATAAAACCAAAAAACTCAAATGGATGTATTACAATGGCAAACTCGACCAAGAAGAACTTGATAAACTTGGCTGGGAACCATTTCGTTTCACACTCAAGTCGGACATTGCTGTGTATATTGATGGCGACGATGACCTGAACAAAATTAAGCGCAAGAAATCTTATCATGAAGAAACAGCAAAGTATTGCGAAAATGTTATGAAAGAATTGAACGCTAGGACATATCAACTGCGTGCATTTATGGACTGGGAAAAGTTCATTCAGGGTGCTCGTTGATGTGTGATGTGAAGGTTGAAAAATTCAATAACATCTATGCACAAGTTAATGCTGATGATGGCATCTTGCAAGAGATGTCAGAATTTTTTACCTTCTCAACGCCAGGTTATCAATTTTCACCTGCGTTTAAAAATAAATACTGGGATGGAAAGATTCGACTTTTGAATCTAAAGACCAAACAAATCTATCTTGGTCTAGTTCCGTATATCAAAAAGTTTTGCAAGGACAGCAACTACACCTGCGAGTATATCGATGAAGAAAAGGATGTTTACCCTGTTGACACGAAAAATTTGGCAAGTGCTTTATCACTTCCAATGGAGCCGCGAGATTATCAGTTGCTCGCTTCTAGCGTCGGACTTACGAAGCGGCGAACTGTACTCATTTCACCCACGGCATCGGGGAAATCGTTAATCATCTATATGATGATTCGCCACCTGTTGAATACAGGTAAGAAGCGCGGATTACTCATTGTTCCTACGATTAACCTCGTCACTCAGATGCATAGTGACTTCAAGAACTACTCATCTATCAATGGATGGGATGTAGAAAAGTATTGCCAAAAGATTTATGGTGGTGAAAGTAAGATTCCCGACAGTGATTTGATTATCTCTACATGGCAGTCGATCTATGACATGCCGAAGAAATACTTTGCGCAGTTTGATTTCATCATCGGTGACGAAGCGCATACCTTTAAAGCCAAATCTCTTACATCTATCATGACCAAGTTAATTAACTGTGATGTTCGTATTGGCACAACAGGTACACTTGATGACAGTAAAGTAAACAAGTTAGTCCTTGAAGGATTGTTTGGTCCGACATTTAAAGTTATTTCTACCAAAGAACTTATTGAACGCAAACAATTAGCCAATTTCAGTATCAAGTGTATTGTATTGAAGTATCCTGAGATTGTATGCAAGACTGTTAAGGGATTTACTTATCAGGATGAAATGGCTTTTCTGGTTCAACACGAAGGTCGTAATAGATTCATTACTGATCTTGCATTAAATCTTAAAGGCAATAGTCTCGTTTTATTTACTTATGTTGAGAAACACGGTAAACTTCTATATGAATGGATAACTGAAAAAGCAAATGGGCGAAAAGTATTCTTTATTCATGGTGGGGTTGAAGCAGAAGATCGCGAAGCAGTAAGACATATTACTGAACAAGAAAACGATGCGATCATTGTAGCAAGTTACGGAACATTTTCGACTGGTGTAAACATTCGCAACCTACATAATATAATATTTTCCTCACCAACAAAAAGTAAGATTCGAGCATTACAGTCTATCGGTCGTGTGTTGCGTTTAGGTGAAAACAAAGATGCTGCTACGCTATACGATATCGCTGACGATCTGCGTTATGGTCCTTATACAAACTTCACATTGAAGCATTACGAGGAACGAGTGAAGATCTATAGTGAAGAAAAATTTCCTTTCGCAACTAACAATGTAAGGATAACCTAATGCCAAACCAAAAAAAATTAAAGTTTGTCCGTTTTAGATCTATTCCTGATGATATTATTGGGTATGTTACCCATAAAGATGATTGTATTGTGATTGAAATGCCGCTCAGGGTTGATGTTGAAACTATCTTTGAAGAAAATCGACAACTGCTTTTAATGAACGAATATTTACCGCAGTCTATACTTGACATTCAGGAAGTAGAGTTTTATAATGATGAGGTGCTATTAATAGCGCCAGTGAAACAAGAATTCGTTGAGCAGTACGAATATGTTGCAGATTTCTTCTATAGCAATAAGCACAAATTAAGTATTCCGCAAAAGAAAGAATCGAATTCAAAGAATGCAACTCAAATGGATGAAAAAGTTGAGAAGGTTGTTTCTATTCTTGAAGCAATGGCAAACAAAAAGGATAAACCAGTACACTAATTATGGCTAAAAATCACTACATCAATAATAAAGACTTCCTCAAAGAGATGACGAAGTATCGCATATCAATTCGTAAGGCTAA